CTCGAGGCCCGATGCGCTCCGGCTTGTCGGGACGCGCGTATCGTCCTGCGATTCGAGGAAGCCGTACTCGAGGAAGTTCTGGTCACCGCCCTGGCCTTGGCTGTTCAGGATCTGCTGGATCTGGGTCCAGCCGGTGATTTCGCGGACCGACCCGATGCCCGAGCCTGTCGGGAAGCGCGTGGTGTTGGTGGTGTTGATGCCTTCCAGCGGCACCTGGTTCGTTGCCACGGTCCCGGCGCGCACGATGCGGTTATTCAGCCGCGCCCATCCGGAAGTGACTTCGATGATCTCGCCAGTGGCCACGCCATGCGAGGATTCGAGAGTAGCCTCGCCGGGATTGGCGTTCGTGAGCGCGGTCATGTCCTTGGCTGCGCCGTAACCGGAGGCGATTGCCAGGATTGAGCCGTTCGGGATGGAGACCGCTTGGAGGATGAGCCCTTGCGCGACCATGAAGCCGAACAGCCGGTCGTGCGCGGACTCGAGGATGGAGCGGAGGAATTGCTTGATGCCGCGGTAGAGCTTCATTGTCGTTTCCTTTTCCCAAAATAAAAGAGCGCCCGAAGGCGCCCAAAAGAGGCCGCGCAGAACGCGACCGGCTACCGCCCGAGGGCGGGTACTACGTCCAGAAGCTGAAATCCTGTATCGAGCCGAAGAGCTTCGTGTCCTCTTCGTAGACCGCGACGGCAGAACCGAGAACGGTCGCTTGCAATGCTGTGTACGCCCGCAGCGTGTCTTCCACCTGGCGGGCGAGCGCCATCACGTCATCCCTGCGATCGTCCCAGCAGCGGATCATGAAGCGCTCGTTTCTCTTCGATGGCGCGGCCGGCTCGAGGAAATTCGTCGCCTGCCCGCCCACCTGCTGAAACGTGATGCGCGGAAGATCGGTCACGGTCTCCGGCGCCACGTCGCGGTAGACGCGGTTATTCACCAGCGCCTTCAGCGCCGTATAGACCAGGGTCTCGACCGTCACTCAAGCACCTGCAAATTCGGGCCTTCGGCGAACCGCTCGGCCATTCGATCGTTTCCCGCGCGAATCGCTTCCGGTGCGCGATCGAACGCGGGCCGCATGAACGGCTTCGCCGGCATCCTCGAGGTGCCGTCCTCGAGCAGGTGTCCGTGAGGCGCTTTGCTCTTGTTCCACGAGACGTGATAGACCTTCTCGACGTCGCTCGATTGGTCCTTCGCGTAGAACCTGTAGACCGCGTCGTTCAAGTTCCCGGTGACGCGGCCCATCCGCGGAGGCGACGTGTTCAGCTTCACTTCGTCGTAGAAGACTCTGGCCATCGCCGCGGCGCCGGAGAGCAGCATCGATTCCTTGACGTGCTCTTCCAGCTTGTCCAGGCCTGCTTCCATGTTGCCGGACAGCTTGAATTCCAGCCCGATCACGATGTGAGCCTCTTGCACATCAGCAGCAGCGACCGGTGGTCCTGGCCGAGCACGGCCTCGATGTTGTAGATCGCGCCGTCGTGCACGATCCGCATCGAGGGAACGACCCCGCGCAGGTAATCGATCCCGATCCGCGTCAGGGCCGAATTCTGCGTGGCGCCGGCGGCGACGTACTCGCGGCCGGAGACGTCCTCGATCCCGGCCCAGACCGTCGCGAAGTGCGTGTAGCCGGTGGACACGTTTCCACTCGTCGAGTCCTGGGCGTTCGACGGCGACTCGATGCGGATCCGCTTGTCGCGCGTCTCGTGCGTCGGCAGAGCGCGGGCCGGGATCACACGATTGCCCGGCGGCGATAGGTGTCGAGCAGACGATCGATGAACGGCAGCGCCACGGCGTTCCCCGCCATCAGCCCCTCGGGCGATCGGTAGGCCGCTGCCACCTGCGCGCAGATCCAGGTCCTGATCTCCGCCGGCACGCTCGATCCGCCGGCGCCGTATCCGGCCGCGAAGCGAACTGCCACCGCGTTCGCCACGCGGCGAGTGGCCGGCCAGCTGTTGCCATCAGAAGGCAGCACCCATCCGGAAAGCAAGGCCTCGGTGTCGAGGACGTACTCCGCTGGGTCCACGGTCTGCAGGTCCCCGTTCTCGTCGTAGTACTTCACGGACGTGATCGATTGCACCGGCAGGAGATCGAGCTCGATTTCCCTGCATGGGAACGCATCCAGCACGAGCTCCCAGGTCTGCGTGATCAGCGCGCGCCCGGTGTCGCGCTCGGCGATGCGGCGCGCCGCGGTGATCAGCATCGCGAGCAGCGGATCGCCCGCGGTGTTCAAGCTCGGCGCGCCGGCGCCGAGGCCTGCGTCCGCGACGGTGTCCGTGTAGACCGTCGTCGTATTGTCCGCGAGAGTTGCGAGCAGCAGGTACGTGGATCCGCCGGCGGTCGTGCGGTACAGCTTCCGGCCGGTCACCAGGGCGCCGCCGATCGGGATCCCGGTGAGCTGCACCTGGCCGTTCACGCTCTTGTTCGCCACGGTCACCGCGGCCGACACCGTGCCGGCTTGCGTCTCGCCGGCGGCCGTCGTGAACGTCGCGAGGTACCGGTGCGCGCCGTTGTCGACATTGCCCGGCGCCGCGGGCGATGCGAGCGCGGCCGTGATGACACCTGGCGCCGGCTCCTGGTTGCTCGAGTCGATCCGCGACCAGGCCATCACCTCGGCGATGCTCACCGGTTCGGCAGCCGGGTCGGTGATGATCTTCAGCGTCATGGTCTCCGTCCGGTTGAAAGTTGCGCGGGCCTGCGACCCGAGGATTGATTCGCTCTGCGTCCACCCTGCACGAGCGGCGTGCTGCGGCTGGAGGCCAGTTTGTACGTCACCTTAATTGCCTGCGCGAGGTCGATCTCCAGCGCCGCAGCAATAATCCGCGCCTTCGGAGACCACCTGATCAGCTGCGCTTCGTCTGCTTCCAGGACCTGGTGGAGCAACTTCCTGTGTCCTGGCGGCTCGGCGATGTCTTGCGCGAGATCTATTTCTTCTGCAAGGCCAAGCGCGACGAGTTTACGTACGGTGATTGCGCGCGCCTGGTCAGTCTCCGAGACTGCGCCCACCGCATGGAACTTCAACGCGTGTATGGCCTGCGCGATATCACCCTCGATGGCCATCCCGAGAGCGCGCAGCTTCGCATGTACGAGTGTCTGCGCGAAGTCTGTCTCCGCCGCCTGCGCAATTGCCTTCGTCTTCGAGGCCGCAGTCGATCCGGCGAAATCCTGTTCGAACGCTTGCCTGACCAGCGCCGGCTGGAAGAGCGCGACGTCCTGGGCTAGGTCCTGCTCGGCAGCCTGCGCTGCGGTGCGAGCTTTCGAACGGCTCGTCGCTTGGGCGATGTCGTTTTCCTGCGCCTGTCCTACGGCGGCCGTCTTATGGCCCACGATCGCCTGCGCAGCATCCTGTTCCTGGGCGGCGGTGAGCGTGCGCGCCTTGCTGGCTGATAGACCCTGAGCCGCATCCGCTTCCAGCGCCTGACCGAGAAGGCGGCGCTTCGGATTCCAGGCAATCGCCTGGGCTGAGTCCTCTTCCAGCGCCTGCGCGATCGCTCGTATCTTTCGGGCGCTGATCGCCTGAGCGGAATCGGACTCCGAGGCCTGCGCAATCGTCTCGCTCTTCGAGCGGGCGATGGCCTGCGAAGCATCCTGCTCGTTCACTTGCGCGGTCGCCCGGGTCTTCAACCGCGCTATGGCTTGGCCGGCGTCCTGTTCGCTCGACTGTCCGATGGCCTGGAGCTTTGCGCGACCCATCGCGTTTGCCGTGTCCTGCTCAGAGACTTGGCCGATGGCGCGGGTCTTGACTCTGGTTATCGCCTGGGCCGATTCCTGCTCGGAGACCTGGCCCACCGCGACCGTCTGACCACCGCCGCTCTGCACATACGGCAGCGGCCAGATTACGAGGCTCATCCGAACCTACGCGAAGACATGTGCCGATTGCGCATCCGGGTCGCGTTCAGGTTGCCGACGACAGGAACCACACAACGCACGCCGGCCCGATTGGTGCTGGCGGCGGAGATTGTCGCGTCAGCGCTCGCCGAAAATGACGGCGTATGCAGCGCCGACGCTCCAGAGTTGTTGATAAATGCCATCCATAATCCGTGTGCGGGAGAGTTTTGCCCTACATCGACCTGCTCAGACCAAC